CTTTGATTGATAGGAAGGGGGGACGCATCCAAGCATTTCCCAAAATCGGGACTCTGTGCAAGGTTCCCAAGTTGTCGTTTTCGTGGTCATTGGTTTTATTCGGTGAAGGTTGAAAGCCCACGGATGAAAGCGTGCATCCTGTCGTATAGATCACGCTTTGCTAGGTGTCCGCATCCCAAAACATCCTGCACCCCTCCTCCGTCCGTGTCCATTCTGTGGAGGGAATACCCTCCATAGGCTCCAGACAGGTGATAATTTCCAATACTGGCCTTATATATTCCCTTCCCATTCTCATCCTCTGTCATGTTGTACATATACATCGGTGATCCTGTGAGGCGGTTGATGCGATCAACTACTGCTTGGAGGTCTTTTGTGCTGATTCGTGTTGTCATGTTGTTTTCCTTTTGGTGTGGTGTTGTTTCGCTCAGGGGTCATTCCCTTTGCTTGGTTACAATCTAAAAGATCCTTTCACCTATTGCAACAAAGAAAAGAAACTTTATTTTCACCCTTTTTCCATAGTTGGCACGATTCTTGAAAGTAGCTGAAAGAATCACAAAGCATGCCAGTCTTGCAATAAAAGCAAACTTTCCCTCATTATTAGCTTGACGGATTCTCAACCCCCCATTTACAATGTTGTAACGAACAAAGCCCCCCAGCCACTTCCAAAGCGGCTTTTAGCTGAAGGCTCGCTGAACCTAAAGCGTCCACTCTGATTGACACAAGCAATCCGAGTATGTAAAAAGCATCTCAAACCATGCAGAGAAGAAATACCTTAAACAAGCGGCAACAGCTATTCTGTCACTACCTCACAGAAGGTGATTCACAGGCGCAGTCATATCTGAAAGCAGGATTCAAAGCCAACACGATCCAACAAGCAGGATCTAATGCAATCAGACTAATGAGAACTGAAAGAGTGGCGAGTTACCTTGCAAAGCTGAAAGAGGTTCAGTTTACAAAGCAGGCGTTGACGTATGCGGAAAAACGCGCATGGCTAGCCAAAGCCTTGCGCACTCCTGTCGGCGAGTTGCACGAGGGATCTGACCTTGCGCAAGAGGTGACGATCAGCGAGGGGAAAGAGGGCACGAGTCGGAAGGTCAAAGCGGTGGACAAGCTGAGAGCGATTGAACTGGATAGCAAACTTGCGGGTGACTTCTACGCCGATAGGCAACCACAAGCAAGCAACCCGTTCTTGTTCATTGTCTCCTTAAGTAAGACAGAGGGTCAGACTGAAGCACTCGGTGATGTTCAACACGATGCGAGCGTGAACAGGTTGCCGGCCTTGCACAATGCGAAGATGATCGAAGCGGAGATCGTCAGCGATACCAGCACCGCCAGCGAAACCGACAGCCTCTAATTGCCAAGGCAATTCCTTAAGGAATCTCTTCGGGTGGTCACCCACCCCCACACACCCAGACGGACGGCGACCGATATACGACAGGAGCCAATGAAAAAAAATCAGTATTGGGGATTTTCCTCTATTGAAAGATTCTTGCAGTTTAAGGGTGATATTGACATGGGGTTGGTGAGTTGATAGGGTTTTTGTAATGAGCTTGAGGTATCCTGCCAAAGATTTGAATAAGCCTAGTATTATGTTGTTGAGGTCATTGGCGTTGGAGTTGGGTGAGATGCCAGAGAGGGGGAGTGGTGGGTATGGTGGGATAAGGTTGGAGAGGGAGAGGTTGAGCAAGATTTTGAAAGAGCATATAAATGATGCTAGACTTTCTGATTGGGATAGGGATATGATACGAGGACTATGAAAGCAGGAGAACTACTTATTACATTATTGAATGCGGCAACGATTGGTCATGTATTGCACTTGAGGAGTCGGAGTTATTCGGAGCATAAGGCTTTGCAAGGATTTTACCAAGGGTTGCCAGACTTGGTTGATAGTGTGATTGAGGCGTGGCAGGGAAGGAATGGAGAGTTGGTGGAGTATCCTGACCAGATGGTTGATTTGAGTGAGCATGATGATGCATTGGTGTATGTGATGTATTTGAAGATGTTGCTGGAGGAGGAGAGGGGAGTATTGGGAGGGGCTAGTGAGATCCAGAATTTAGTTGATGGGATAGCGGAGTTGATTGATTCAACGCTTTACAAGCTGACGTTCCTCAAATAGATTGACCGTACAGATCCACAAGTGTGGAACCCTGTTACGGTGTCGCCTGTGGGGTGGTGAAACATTCTACAGGCGGCACTAGCTTAATTTTAGAACCACGCAATGATCCACGAATTCAAGAATCCTATGCCTGTGGTAATGCCTATGGGTGATGGGTATGCTGTTTATGTGGAGAGTGGGGGGATGTTTGAGAACGATGTATGGACAGTTTGTTTGAGCAAGGATGGGTCTATAAAGCACTTTAACAGCAGTCAGGTGAGGATGTGGCAGAATGCTACATTTGGGATAGAGAAGGGTAATGGCTCCAGCAGTAGGATTTGAACCTACAACCATTCGATTAACAGTCGAACGCTCTACCATTGAGCTATGCTGGATTAGCTACCCCTCATGGATTTGAACCATGACTAGGGGAGTCAAAGTCCCCTGTGCTACCGTTACACCAAAGGGTAAAATTAGGCTTTAATAAGAAATATCGTTATTAAAGTTTGAGTATAGTCTAACTCTTGCGTGGTCTTCCTCTGCCTTTTGGGACATTCTCTCTCTGGCTCCATGCTACACGCCCATAAATGGTCTTGGAAGCGGTTTCTTCATCTAGGTTGAGTACATAGTGCTTTAGCATCATTGCCTTGTCTGGGGTCAATTTAGCGATGAGGTGGCTATACTCCTCGCCCTTCATGGCTAGGACAATTGCCTCCAAGTATGTAGAATCTTGTGTATTCATTTATAAAAAAGGTATTGACAGAAATAAAAAAAACCTTAAAAGGGAGAACGTATGAATACCATACTACACAAACTCAATCCACTTGAGAAGACTTGCGACGAGTGCGGAGGTACTGGTCGTGATTTCTATGATGATGGACAGGGGGAGCCTTGCTGGAAATGCCAAGGTACAGGTCATGTCGCTACTGAAGACGGCAAGGCTATTCTCCAACTGCTTGCACATCACCAAGGGGCATTGCTTCAATTTGCTTAATCGCCTCTAGGAAGCGGCGCATTAGGTAGCCTACGAAATACGCGAGTGTTTCGTCTTGGCCTTTCTTTTCCCTAACTCCTTTGTCGAGGAGGATGTGATTGGCTATGTGGACGCATTCATGTGAAAGAAAAGCTATTTTCTCTACACTTGTCTCCCATTCACGCATAAAAATAATCCTTTTGTTTCCACAATAGGAAACCATGTCGCCATCTACAAGTTGGGGAAAGTCTTCTGGATCACTCTTTGGAAACTTTTCTTTATACCAATCTTCTGCCTGTTGTTGGTTGACAGGCCAGACAAGGAGGCAATGATCATCCCAAAAGTCTATATCAAGATAAAATTCGTGTGGTTTCATTTAACGGATTTGTAGTAGGGAGTTGGGTAAATCTTCTTTCCTGTAAAAACACGGAATTTCTTTTCTTGAAGGATGCCAGCTTTTATAGCTTCTCTTATATTTCTGCCTGTTTGAGATGATTCTAAATGCCAGAGCTTTTGAAGGTAATCTTTGTTTACCCAACCAAAAGGGATTTCATCTTCTTGTATAGATATTTGTTTTTTGACTTCCATGAGGGAAGCCCGTAGTTCTGCCTCGCTAGGATTTAATCGGTGTTGTTTCGCGTGGTTCATATTGGATAATTTTAGCTGAAGGTAATTCTCCGTGGTCGCAACCTCTCCAATCTAGGATTCCAAACCCGGGACGGCAAATAGAATCTCCAACTACTTTATGGGCATATCTGGTAAGCATCTGCCAAGCAGGAGTTACCATGAAAATCCCACACCCATCGTTGAATATTCCTCCTGTGTGTCGATGGCCTCGTAGATATATTTTTGGAACCTTATGACCAACACGGGAGTAATTCTGTCTGGCATTACCCATAGTAATGCTCATAGCACCAGCTTCAAGGTAAGCCCTAGCTGATGTAGGCATATGGTGGGCTATGTCGATAAGGGTTCCATTGATTTCAATAAGACCCTTGTCGCCAAGCCAAGTAGCCCCAATTTCTTTGGCTATCATCTTTTCCCAATCTCCCACATGGCATTCTGTTCCTGCCGTCATGTAGGTTTTGGTGGCAATCTTTGACAATGGCTTGAGGCATTCAATTGCCGCAAGCGTATGGTCAAAATTAAGAGCCGCTACAATTTCGCTTGTTCCGTGATGGCGACCCTCTATGCAGTCACCATTGACAAATAAAAAAAAG